CCTCCCATCATGTCGTCGAAGACGGCGTAGTCAACGTCCGTGATATCCTCATCCAAGCTGAATAGGCCTCCGAAATAGGCATGGTTACCGAGACTTCTTGCCCATAATGTTTTTCCCATTCTTGTAGGTCCAATGAGCACCAGACTTCTTGCTCTGTCTAAAAAGGTATTAGCATACACCGCTAGCCCCTTGGGGGCCCCCCCCGAGCTCCCGAAGGGGCGCAGGGGAGGGGGTGGCTCATGAAGCCCACAGCCACAAGGACTCATTCCTTTCTCTGCGAACACCGGAGCGGAGCGGAGGTTGTGAGAAATAACTTACCTCGAACGTGTCTTCCCAGATTTTCTTCAGCCCACTCGTGCAGCGGAGCCACTCTATCTTCTTGGAAACACAATCCATCGGGGTTTCGATATGGTTCAGGATCCACTCGATATCTCCACTCGGCAAACGCTCTGCACGAGTTAAAACTACTGACGAGGCACCGAGGAGCCAGCTTCTGGAGTAGGTCAAAAAACTCGTCTCGACTTTCAGCTGCCATGATTTCAGGCCAGACATCACCAACTCTTGATATCCCAGCTCCGCTGCTCTCTGTGGGTCTCTCTGCCCCGCCAGCAACCACATCTCCCTCCTTGATTGCGTAATCGTACGCCACCCACGGAGTTCGGTTAACGTGCTGTACATTCGGATGGCGTCCCTCAACATCGAATGCGTTCGTACGTCTCGACCGAAAAACTCTCCCGAAGTCGACGAATACGTGGAGATGAATGCCTTCATCTTGATGAGCTTCTCGTCCGACGATGCACTCAGCTCGAAGTCCCGTAAACAAATGAACAATCGCCCAAGGGTCGAGATCTCCACATTGGGCGTAGGTGAGGAGCGCATAGCGAAATTTCCATGTGACTGCATTTGGCATTGTGTCCTGGTAGCAATTAATATTATCTACCAGGACACAGGGACACAGGGACACAGCTCCCTTTTATAAAAGACCGGCGGCCCCCCTTCGGACTCTTGCAACAGTCCGACATCCCGCCAACATGCCCGACCCCTCTCATACTGCCTCCTGTAATTGCTTTGATTGCATCCATGTCCGAAAAACCCGACCTTGCATTAGTGCTTGCGCAGATCGGCACTGGCCTAGCCGCAATCACCCATACGCTAGCGAAACTAACGACTACACTATTGGATCACGAAACTCGCTTAACCGCATTGGAACATGGCGTGGAGGAAGAGTTATCGGAGGCGGAGGAGGTCCACTCGCCCCCGCGCAAGGGTCAGCCGACGCAAGTCTTACTCGGGACGTCGAAGGCGGCCCGTAAGGCGTACCAGCAAACGAAGAATTCTTAATGTCGCGTCCATCAAAAAGCGGGACAACCTTATGCCCACTGTTTTGTCCGCTGCAGGCGAGGCCACTAATGGAGGCCTCTTGGTCGGTACCGGCTTCAACTCACTTTTTTTGGCCTCATCTCGCCACTTTATGCAGAACCCCACTACGCACGGGCGTAATGTTACCTCAACATTTGTTCGTGGTTATCGCGAGCGAATCAACATTAAACTTGGCGCAGGCGGCACATGGTCGTGGCGCAGGGTTGCATTCGCCATGAAAGGCCCGCAGATACGAAATTTCTGGATTGACAACAGTCTCATCCCCCCTATTGATGGTCTTCAGGATGAATTTGGGCAGACCACCGTTAGGGCACTCAATACTGTTGAGTCACCTATTTTGACTCAGATAACTACACTCCTCTTCGAGGGTGTGCAGAACACTGATTGGTACGATCCTTACACCGCCAAGGTTGACAAGACACGCGTCACCCTCCTTTACGACCGCGTCAGATCATTTAATCCGGGTAACGAGAGTGGCAAGATCATCAACATTAAGCAATGGCTTCCAATCAACAAAAATCTTGTTTATGACGATGATGAAAATGCTCAAGGCATGACATCCATTCCTTACTCTACAGAGGGCAAACCTGGCATTGGAGATGTATATATTTGGGATATGGTCAGGCTCGAGTCACCTGCACAGGCTGGCACTGCCTCCTTTCAATTCACGCCCGAAGGGACGTGGTATTGGCATGAGCGCTAAGCGAAGAGGGGTTGATCTACATAATGAAACACACAATTTCCTTCTAACCAATCCACATCCGCACCCTTGTCTTGTCTGGGGTCGCTATTTGCCACGTAAATGCATGGCCTCCCCCATGACAGTAATTTCTTGCCTTTGTACTTGTCTGTGGCGTAGAACTGTTTCTGCGCCCCCAGCCAGAACTTGTAAGAGTGCCAGAATTCTAATCCTCCCATCATGTCGTCGAAGACGGCGTAGTCAACGTCCGTGATATCCTCATCCAAGCTGAATAGGCCTCCGAAATAGGCATGGTTACCGAGACTTCTTGCCCATAATGTTTTTCCCATTC